GATGTGCGCCGAAGTTCAGTTTCACCAGAACTTCAGGGGTTTGAACAAGCGCCAAGGTGCCAGCCGAAACCGATGCCGAAACAACGGACAGGGTAGCCGTACCGTCAGCAGCAATAGTAGAGGCAGCAGTAGTGGCGGTACCCGAATAGCTCAACTGGCCGTTGATTACGTTAAACACGTCGGTACCAATCGGAATCACCAAGCCAGCGGTTGCGCCGGTAATAGCCAAGCTGGTCGAAGACGAGCTACCAGCAGTCGTGGCCGAGCTGCTAGTTTGGCTGTCAGGAACCAGACCCAAAACGCGGAAACCGGCACCAGAAGTATTAGCGGTGGCTGCAACCACTGCGCCAGCGCCGTTACCGGTAGAAGCCGAGCCGGTCAGGGTGTTACCAGCCATGTTTGCCCCAAGAACCAACAACGAAGCCGAAGCAATCGTGGTCGAACCTGCAGCAGCAGTAACAGCCGTTTGGAACACCGTATCCGGGTCATCACCAACGATTGCAGTGATGTCGCCAGCAAGGACGTTGCCCGGATAATACTGAGCATACTGACGTTGCTTGGTCGTCGGGTTGGTGTAGTAGCAACCCAAGAACACGCCAACAGTGGTGTTGGTGGTGCTGACGGGCTTGGTAGCTTGAATGATTAAGCCACCAGAAATGGTAACGAAGTCACCGTAGTAAATTGCAGTGTTGTAGTTGTAAGCAATCGGGTAGTTGCGGGTCGAACCTGCAAAAACCTGACCGCCAATCAGGTTTACGGGCTTGAAGCCGTAAGCCGCAGAAACAGTCGGATAAGCCATTTATAGCTCCTTATTTAGTTCCATTACCAAATCCGCCGCCTCTGCTAGTGCTAGAACGTTTCTCACTAAACATAGGCATGCGGGGGTCGTTGTTGCGCAGGAAGCTGTTATCTACAGATTCCATTTGAGCTTGCGTATGCTGTTCAAAATATTCGTTACGAGCATCCACACGTTCAGTTGGCATCTTGCACAACATGAGTCCACCCAATTCAACATTGCCATTAGCACTGGCCTGAAGCTGGAGTTCAGGATGGTCTTCGGCTCGAACCGGTTCCCAACCTTCTCTCATCTTCTTGGACACGTTAGACGGGTCCGCTTGACCAAGAATGGCAGTCGCAATCCAACGAAATGAATAGCCGGGTTGCGGAGTAGGTACTGGCAGTGTGCTAGGTGGGACATACACTGCACGAGTAGTAGTGGCGCGGGTTTCAATATCGCGAGGGGTGCGGGTCATTTTAGTTCTCCATCGTTTTGAGATATGCTTCAGCATATTGCTTGGGGCTAAGGCCAAACTTTTTGGCAAGGGCTACTTGAGTCTTAGTTAGCTGAACTCGTTTACCCACACCAGTGCGGCCCACAGGGGCAACCACAGTTGCTGGTTTCTTAGCCTGTTGAACAGGCTTAGCTGTTTCCCCAAATACGGCTGGAAAAACTTCCCGCATGCGAGCGTCAATTCGCTCGTAATATTCATCCGGTGTACGCTTGGGGTCTACCCCTTGGTTCACCAGTTTCTGATGCAGCCCGAGAGCAAAACTAGTTAGCTCTTCGTATCCCGGCGAGCCGAACCACTGGTTTTTTTGCTGCCAGCGCAGAGTTCGTTCGTCTAACGTCGGGGGTTGTACGGCTGTTTGCTCACTATATACAGGGTATTCTACTTCTTGTAAAGGGGTAGGTTTATAAACCTTTAATTGCTCCATGCGCATCTTGGCTTCCGCCAGTGCTTCCTGCGCTGCCAGCATCTCGTCAGAGTCATAACTTTCTTGAGCTTCTTTAAACTTACGCCGAGCCATTTCAAGTTCGGTTTCAGCCTGCTTCTTTAATGTCTCTGTGAAAGTCTCTTGGCCCGTATTAACATATTCTCTGAGGCGCTTATTCTCATCAATAACATATTGCGCAAACTTCAGAGCCTCTTCTTTCTCGCGCTGTGCTGCTTCCTTGGCACGACGTTCATCATGCCGAGCGTGAGTAAGTTCTTTAATACGGCCCTTAACCTTATCGCCATACTGTTCGATTTCTTCGTCAGTAGGGTCCTCAATTTCTTTATCTAAAGGACGACGGTTCCGGTCTTCTTCCGGAGTATCGTCTACAACTTCTAAATCAATATCGCTTTCAGAGTCAATATCTACTTCAAAATCCTCTTCAGCACGGGAGTTAACTTCATACTTCAATTCATTTTCTGACATTTAATTTTCCTCACGCACGGGTAATTCCACGCGGGTCTTGAACGACGGCTTCAATCTGGTCATCGTTAAGCAGGCGGAACTCTTTACCGTGAATCTTGAATCGCGTACCCGAATAGGCACGAACTAAAACGAAGTCACCCTCTGCACACCAAGGACCCGTAGGAAACTTGCGGTCATCCCTATATGCGTCAGGCCCCATCTTCATAACAAAAAGAATGGTGGTTGCATGCTCTTCCATCTTAGCCAAGCTATCCGGACGATACAGGCTGGTGCCATCAAACTTCTCATCAATCGAAGGAACCGCACAGAGAACCTTCCAACCAGTGGGGTCAGGCAGTTGACGTGCGCTGGGTTCTACTGCTTCTTCGTTTTCATCAACTACAACTTCCGAATTTTCATTCGTCATCTTCGTCGTCTTTCTCTTTAGCGAGGTCGAGTAGCAACCGCTCTGCTAGGGCCAAGCCTCGAATCACCCCACACAGTTCTTTATATGCAGCAAAATCAGCACAGACTCCGGTTGCCACATCGTCTGCGTAGTTGTTCATCTCTCTGCGCAAATACTCATCGAAGAGCTTTGCGTTTACATAGTCTTTCACTTAGTCGGCCCCTTTTTCTGCATGGTCATCTTCATGCCTTCAGTAAAATGTCTAGCTTGCATTTCATCTTGCTTAAACTTCATATCAGAAGTTGTCTGCATCCCCTTGGCAAATAACTCACCCTGAACACGCTGTGCTTCCAATGCAAGGCGTTGTTGCTCAAGCTGAACGTCAGCCGCATCCTTCTGGGTCTTGCGCTGAACTTCCTGCATCTTGATTTGCAGTTCTTGTTGTTGAAGCTGAATGAGCGGGTCGTTGGCATTCTCCTGAGCCTGCTGTGCAGCCTGCTGCTGGGCCACCATGTTCTGGCTTTCTTGGAGCACCTGCGGTGCAGCCTGTGCAATGAGACGTGACAACTGCACTTCAACTTCGGGGGACATATCTTCATCAGGCGGCGGCAGGTCAACGCCAAGGGCGGCTTCAATCTTGTTGCGGTAAGCGAAGCCCAAGTGTTCAGCAATGTGTGCTGACATTGCTGCTTGAATCTGCCCAGCCATCGGGTTCTGTCCAACCATCTGCTGCACTAGCGGGTCTTGCATAGCCGCCATGTGGGTTTGAATATGCGCCTCGTGGTCTTGATACATAAACGCCTTGACCGGCTTGCCCTTGAGGACTGCCATGTTTTCACTGACGGGGTCACGCGGCTTCTTGTCATCATCCAGCGGCACCAGCTTGTCTGCGTCTTTAATACCTAGAACGTCAAGCATTTGGCGGTGCAGCGCGGGGAGGTCATAAATCTGCGGGGCAGATTGAGCCAGTTGAATCACAGCCTGATACTGAACAACCCGTTGCGACATCGTCGCTGCATTGGGGTCACTCACCGGAATAATGTCAACGTGGCTGTAGTCCGACTTCTTAGCGGTGGCCCGCCCTTCGTTTGGCTCGAAGTTATACGTGTCGTCGGTGTAGTCCCGAATGATGGTGGCAAGGAGGCGAAGCTCCTGCTTGAACGAGTAGTGCACCCGCGCCTGCACAGCAGACATCACCTTCAACATCCGCTCCAGAATAGCCAGCGTAGTACCGACAGGTGCTTGCGCACTCATGTCACTGACCTTCATATCCGCCGTAGCAGCGAAGCGACGGCCTTCCTCCACAATCCGGTCAAGCAGTGAAGCCAGAACTTGCGACGGTTCTTTGTACGGCAGCGGCAGGATGTTGTCTCGGATAGCCCCACTACCAACATCAACGTCACGGAACTCACCCGGAGCGATAGGCGTGTCATCGCCCTTTATGCGCAAGCCCCGCGACTTCAAGCCCCCCGGAAGATTAGCCAGAGTCCCCGCGTCAACAAGCTGACGCATAATGGAAGTCGCACTCTTAGCGAAGCCACCGATGAGGTGGAACAGCCCGAAGCCATATGCACCAAAGCCGGGGATGTATTGGTAGTGCACGAAGTGCTGGCGCTTCAGCTTGAGGTCGTCGTCTTCACGCCAGTTACGGCGGATAGCCAGAATCTCGTTGGTACCCCGAATGAACGTAACCACATACGGCAAGGCAATGCCAGTCTTCTCGCCGTCTTCTTCATCTTCAAACCCCGGCAGGTCAAGGTCTACGTGGCATTCATACAGCTCGAAGCGGTCATCGTAGTTAGCGGAGAACCCGGTCTCCTCATCCTTCTTCTGGGTAATGTCATCCTTGAACTTGGTAGGCTCGCCAATCTCCACGTCCCGATAAAACCCAGCAACCTGTAACTTCAGGATGTCGTTCTTTGTCTTGCGCATGCGATGCGTAACGCGCTGACAGGTGGTAAGTTCCGTGGCCCCATACGGCAGGATGATGTCTTCAGCCGGTACAAACAAAGACACTTGCCGCTCTAGGCTGGGGTCGAAATACACTTTCTTAAACGCCGAACCCGTAGCCGGTAGGCTCCACAGCATGCGCTCAGTTTCAGGACGGAACTCAGTCATCTTCTCCGTCAACTGATAGTTCATATCTTCTTCAACGCGCTCAGCAGCGTCTTCTTTATCGCGGGTCTGCTTACCAATAATCTGAGTCTTGACCGGACCCTTGGCAGGGAACGTCTCCATAATCGTCTCGCTCTGGAAGCGGACGACAGCTTCAGTAATCATCGGGTGGAACACACCGCACGCCCCGCTCCAAGGCTCAGTGCGCTCCTCATACTTTAAACCTAGCAGCGTAAGACCTTCGCGGTACGCGTCTTCCCAATCTTTACGCGAAGCAATATCGTTACTAACATCCCCAGCAAGGTCATTAGCAAGCGACTGCAAAGCACTTTCATCCATTTCCTCAGCAAGGTTAGCGTGGAAATCATCTTCGTTTTCGCCCGGTTCGATATGGATTTCCACATCGCCTGCTTTGATATTTACTTCTTCCGGGTCAACGATTTCAATTTCAATAGGTTCAGCGCCATCACCGGCGGCTGCTTCTTCGATTCCCTTGGGGGTTTGGTAAAGCGATTTGTCGATAGCCATGTGTGTTCCTTGGGTTTAATAATATGCGGCTCTTCGTGCATTCCGGAATGACACTCGGTCTTCCCTGTCGTCGCTATCCAGCGAAATAAAACCGCCCTGCCTGTACCGAAGTAGCGCTTGTGTTGTCGTATCTACAAAGTCATCGTGCTCACCAACCGGAAACGAAGCAACTTCTTCAATGACTTCTCTGGCCCATCGAGTGTCAGGCGCCCAGACTTTACCAGAAGCAAATAAATCAGACACAGCGTTAACGCGGGCAATCTTATCGTTTCCTCTAGACGGCGTAAATTCCTGAACGGGTATACCCATGCGCCTAAGTTCTTGAATCAACGGCGCACCTGCGGCTTTCTTTTCCACAATAAACGCGTCAGGGTTCCATTCCTTGTAATGCTTCAATGCAATTTCTTTTAGTTCCGGAAACGCCATGCGGTCTTTAAATGCGTCAAGGAGGATTAAGTTCGGGCTGTTACCATCCTCCTCGTTGTACCAAACACCCCACGTAGTACAGGCGCTGTAGTCAGATGTTGACTTGGTATCATGCGCCGTATCCCAAGACTGAATCACGTAGTCACATGAGGGCGGGTCATCCGCAGGCCAAATTTGCCAAGACTTACGAGAGATAAAAGAAGCGCTGTCAGCCGTAGGCTGCTGCATATATTGCGCATTCCAGAAGCGTGGGTCCATGTTTGCACGCTTGGATTTAAGTGCCTCCA